CTCACTCGCAAGCTGCTCGAAGGAATGGGCATCGAGGACAAGCAGATTGAAACCATCATCGAGGCGCATTCCGAGACCGTGACGGCGCTCAAGGCAGAGCGCGACAAGGCCAAGGAAGCGGCGGCGAAGGTGCCAGACCTCCAGAAGCAGTTGGAGGACGCCAAGAAGGCCACCGAGGGCGGCAGCGACTGGCAGTCCAAGTTCGACGCGGAGCATCAGGCGTTCGAGGACTACAAGGCACAGGTCGCGGCTGACAAGAAGGCGGCTGACACGGCAAGCGCCTACCGCAAGCAGGTTCTTGAGAAGGCTGGCATCGCAGCGCAGTACATGGATGACGTCATGGGCGTGACGAAGCTCGACGGCATCGAGCTTGACGATGACGGCAACATCAAGGACGCCGACAAGCTGGCCGAGGCCGCAAAGGAGAAGTGGGCATCGTTCGTGGTCAAGAAGGAGACCAAGAAGGAAGAGCCTGCCAATCCTCCCAAGGGCGGTCAGACGGTCGAGGGGGCCGACCCCGAGATTGCCGAGTACCTGCGGAAGCGCCACGAGATGCGTTACGGCAAAGCAGAAGAGAAGGAGTAGGACATGAGCTACTTCGATGGCCCCGCAAAGGGCTACGGCTGGGCCGCGGGCCATTTCCTCGTCAATGACGAGACTTGCGTGCGCCAGTCCATGACCATTCCCGCCAACCACGGGCAGCGCGTGACCCGAGACGATGGCCGCATCGTCGTTCCCGCTGGCGCTGTCATTCCCGCCAACGGCGCGACCGCCAAGGGCATCCTGTACGAGGACATTGACGTTACCGAGGGCGCCCGCATGGGTTCCGTCGTTACCGAGGGCATCGTCTACGGCAACCGACTCCCAGCCGCCCTTGCCGCGCAGGCCGCTACGGCGCTGACTGGCATCACCGTCATCGCCGCCGCACCTGCGGTCACCCGCCCGTACACCGACGTTGTAGAGTAAGGAGGCAGAGAGATGCCCAAGTTCATTCGTGAGACCCTTGGCATGGTCAATCCCGCCGACCTGCTCAACACTGGCTTCGCGGTCTCCCGCCCCTCTGACCCGCTTGAGGGCCTTTTCGATGACCAGCAGACCAACAACCTCGTTGCCACCTACCACACGCTGGCGTCGCAGTACCTGATTCCGCAGATGGCGCAGTTCCATGCCTTCGACGTTCCTGCGCAGAAGTCCATCCCCGCGCCCATCGATGAGCACAACATTGAGAAAGGCCTTATTAAGGTCAAGCGCTCCACCACCGAGCTTCTGCGCCAGCTTCTCGGTCGTGGCGTGACCGTCGAGGATGACCTGTACCGTCACGTCATGGACTTCGCCGCAGACCTCGCGGACCAAGTCGTGACCCGCGCCAAGGTCGCGCGCGCCGAGGTTCTGGCCACTGGTCAGATGACCATCAAGGAGAACGATATCGACATTACCGTGGACTACGGCGTGCCCAACGCGAACAAGAACCTCACGCTCGACTTCGGTGAGGGTGCCACGAGCGACGTTCCCACCCAGATTCAGGCCATCGTTGACAGCGCCGCAGACGCTGGCGTGACCCTGACTGGCATGGTCACCAGCCGCTCGACCCTCTCCAAGATGCGCCAGAACACGGCAATCCAGAAGGCCATCAACGGCGTGAACATGCAGGGCATGCTTGTCTCCAACGGCGCCCTGCGTGCTTGGCTGGAGTCCGAGTTCGGCATCTCCACGGTCATCACCGATGACCTGAGCTATTCGACCCCGTATGTGATGGGTGCCGATGGCCGTCCCGTGGTGGATGCCAAGCGCTACTATCCGAAGAACAAGGTCACGTTCTTCGGCACCGCCAACGGCATGAAGTTCGGCGCTGGCCTGTGGGGCGTGCCGCCCGAGAACGAGATTTCGCAGTTCTATCAGGTTGGCGGCTCGACCGTCTCCCCCTACGTCTACCTGACGCAGTGGGCAGAGAGCGACCCTGCGGTTCTGTGGACCAAGGCCTCCGCGCTGTACATCCCCGTCATCTACAACCCCAACAGCCTCTACATCGCCAAGGTCATCGAGACCTCGGCTTAGGAGTAAGCGATGGACGCAGGGATTCTCGAAGACGTTCTGTGGCACATCCACAACTGGTTCGAGCGCGAGTCGCTTGCCGTCAGCGACTGCGAGATTGCAGACGGCTCGCTCCCTGCGTCCGTGACCTCAAAGATGATGGCGCGGCAGTGGTACCGCATCGAGGGAAGCTACCTCAATGACGGGCTTCACCAGCATCCAGCGGAGGACCTTGAGGATGAGACGTTCAGCGGCAACATCACGCTGCTGGCAATCCCAAAGCCGCTCCTGCGTGTTGCTGAGGATATTGCCGCTTGGCAGGAGGCCAACGGGGCCGTTGTGGACGGCCCATACGCCTCTGAATCGTTCGGAGGGTATTCTTATTCGCTCAGGAGCGATTCGGGGGCAAATTCGGCCTCTGGTGGCCTCACAGGCTGGCGTCTGGCGTTCAGGGACCGCCTGAACCCGTGGAGGAAGATAAGCTAATGGCCTTCGTTGGACTGATGAACGACTTTGTTGAGGATTGCACCCTCATTGAGAAGACCCGCATCCCAGACGGCGAGGGTGGCTGGACAACGGGCTGGGTGGATGGCATGGACTTCCAAGCCGCAATCACCTACGACACGACGCTCAATGCCCGCGTTGCCGAGTCCGAGGGCATGAAGGCCACCTACACGGTCACCACGGAGAAGAGCATGCCGCTCGACTTCCACGACGTTTTCAGGCGCAAGCGCGACGGCCAGATTTTCCGAGTCACCAGCCAAGGCGATGACAAGAAGACCCCGCGCAGCGCCACGTTCCAAGTGTCGCAAGTGGCCGCTGAGGAATGGGCCTTGACATGACGCCAGAAGCAGCAATCTACAGCTTCCTAGCGGGCTTCTCGATACCCGCCTACGCATCCGCCTCGGTCCCAGACCAAGCGGAGTTCCCCTACATCACATACGACCTAGTTCTGGGAGAGTGGGGAGAGCCAGAGGTCAACATGCCCGTAAACTTGTGGTACCGCACCGATTCCGAGGCGATACCAAACGCGAAGGTGCGCGAGATTTCTCAGGCGATAGGCATGGGAGGCGTCACGCTCCCCTGCGACGGTGGGATGCTTTGGATTAAGAAGGGTTCCCCGTGGGCGCAGGCAGTGAGCATCGAGGGCGAGGACGAGAAGGTAAAGCGCCGTTACATCAATATCAACATCGAATTCCTGATTGCAGAATAGGGGGATGGCATGAAGTACACGACCGTGGCAACCGATGCCTTCCAGAAGTTTCAGCTCAACGCTGGCGTAATCCTCACCGAGTTCGACCCGTCAGGCACCACGCTTGACAAGACCAAGATTCTCTTCGCCACATCTGGCGGCACGTCGTTCACTGCGACTCCCGAGTATCAGGACTACGGCGAGGACGTTGACAACGTTCCAGCCAACACGAGGGAGCTTAAGGTCATCGACTCCGTTACCGTCACCATGAGCGGCACGGCAAAGACTGCGGACACCACCGCTGCACAGATGCTCATGGCATCCGCAACGCCTACCACCGAGGGCGGCGTGACAAAGCTTGTTCCAAACGCAGACCTCTCGCAGAGCGACTTCAAGGACTTGTGGTGGGTGGGTGACTACTCCGACAAGCACGGCAATGTGAACGGCGGATTCTTGGCAATCCACCTCATGAACGCCCTGAGCACAGGAGGGTTCCAGCTCCAAAGCAACGACAAGGGCAAGGGTGACTTCGAGTTCGAGTTCACGGGCCACTACTCAATCACGTCAATGGATACCGTGCCATACGAGATTTACATCAAGGCTGGCGCGGACGAGCCTGCGTAGGGGGTAGGGAATGCGTCTGTCAGAAATCAAGGGCGAGCGCGTCTTTGACGTCATCGCCGATATCATAGAGCCTGCCTGCAGCATCATGCAGGACAAGGAGGCGGCTGCAATCTTCGACCGAACTGAGAAGCAGCCAGACGATATGACCACAAGCGAGTACGTCATATCCAAGGTCAAGCGCTCCATGCCAAAGCTCATGCGCACGCACAAGGATGACCTGATTGCCATCCTTGCCGCCGTCAACGGAGTGGACAAGGACGAGTACCGCGACAACCTGACCATGCCCACGCTTCTCAAGGGTGTCTATGAGATTCTGACTGACGAGGACTTGCTGGGTTTTTTATCCTAGTTGACAACGACAGCGGCTCCATGTGGCTCGACCTAGGGGACTACCATGGGCCGAGCCATTTTCATGCCTTTCTGCGCTATTGCACGGAGCGGACGCGGCAGAGGGGCGTGGCGAGGTCGTACCAGATGTACGTGACCAACGCCCTGCAGAACATACCGCAGGGCAAGTACATGTCAAAGAGCTGGTCTGACCTCATAGAGCCACACAAGGAGATAGACGTGCAGGCAACGATAGACCATGTAATCAAGGCATTGGAGGAAGAATGAACCTCTTAGACCTTATGGTCAAGATAGGTGCCCAAGACGATGCCAGCAAGAAGATTGATGGCATAGCCACCACCGCGATAGCCAAGGCGTCAGCCATGGGTCAGGCCATGTACGATGCCGTAAAGTTCGGCGTCGGCAAGATGGCCGATGGCGTGAAGGCGGTTGTGGGTGGTGCCATAGATGGATACGGGGCATACGAGCAGCTCGCTGGCGGCATGAAGAAGCTCTATGGTGACTCATCGGACACGGTAATCAGTGATGCCCAAAGGGCGTACCGAGAGGTCGGAATCAGCGCGAACCAGTACATGCAGAGTGTTGCTGGCTTCTCTGCCGCTCTAAAGAACTCGCTCGGCGGCGATGCGGAAGAGGCCGCAAGGCTCTCCAACACGGCCATGAAGGACATAGCAGACAACGCGAACACGTTCGGAAAGTACAGCGTTGACGAGCTTACTCAGGTATATCAGGCGCTGGCAAAGGGCCAGTACCAGACATTGGACAACCTGAACCTCGGCTTTGGAGGCACCAAGGAGGGAATGCAGCAGCTCATAGACAAGGCAAACGAGCTGCGGGCTGCGCATGGCGAAGAGGCCGACCTTGCCATAGATTCCTATGCTGACATAGTCAAGGCCATTCACGAGGTGCAGAAGGAGCAGAACATCACTGGCACCACCGAGCACGAGGCTATGTCAACGATTGAGGGTTCCATCGACTCCGTGAAGGCCGCATGGCAGAACCTGCTCACCGCCTTTGGCTCTGGTGACCAGAAAATGATTCAGCAGTCGGTTGGCGGAATCATCAACGGCATATTCGGCGAGTGGAGTGACCAGACGCAGAAGCGCGAGGGGGGCGTCATCAACAACCTGCTCCCCGTCGTGCGGAACGTCGGCGAGGCGATAATCCAAGAGATTCCGTCGATAGGCGAGAGGATTGGGTTCCAGCTCGTCCAGTCCATCATGCAGGCGATGGGATTCGACAACGCCGAAATCACCACGTTTGTGGAAGACCTGTCGGCCAAGTTCGAGGACGCAAAGACCAAGATAACCAACGTGTTCTCAGAGGTAAAGACGGCTGTAACCGACTTCTTCTCGTCTTTCACCGATACTGCTGACACAGGCTACCTCACAGTAGCGATGCAGAAGATTCAGGACATAGCCAGTCAGGTCTGGGGCTTTGTCGAAGAGAACATCCTGCCGCACGCCGACGAGATTGGAGAGTTCCTAGGGAACGTTGCCAACTTCCTGATGGACGTGGCAACTACGGCCCTGACAGTCGTGAGCAACCTCGGGCCAGTGATTCCCATGATTGCAGGCGCTGTTGGCTTCGTCTCCCTGATTGCGCCCATAGCGTCCATCATCGGGACGATATCTGGCGCGATAACGTTCTTCACGACCGTGCTCATGCCAGCGCTGTCCATGATTCAGAGCGTTAGCGGCCTGATTGCCGTGGTCACAACGCTGATGGGTGGGCCTCTCACAATCATCGTGGCGATAGCTGGCGCACTCATCGGGTTGATTGCGACCAACGAGGACGCACGTGCGGCCATAGCTGCGGCGTGGGAGGCAATCAAGGCCAAGGGCGAGGAACTGCTAGCGTGGTTCCAGACGCTTCCAGACACCATCAGCAACTTCTTCAGTGGCGTGAGCGACATGCTAGTAGAGGCTGGCAAGGACATTATCTCGGGACTCCTGCGAGGACTCAAGGAGAAGTTCGAGGACGTGAAGAACTGGGTCGGCGGCATCGGTGACTGGATTGCCAGCCACAAGGGGCCAAAGCCCTACGACCTCAAGCTGCTGACGCCCAACGGCGAGTGGATTATGGACAGTCTGCAACGTGGCCTTGAGAACGGACTTCCATCCGTTCAGGACACGCTCAGCGACATAACCGACAGCATCCAGACTGGCGTGAACGCGAGCGCGAACGTCTCGGTCGCACAGGCACCATCTGGTGACGCGGCGATACTCAACGCGCTCAATGCCATCCTCAACGCGATTCCCGATGGCGTATACTTGGACAAGAAGACGCTGGTCGGCAACCTTGCGCCCAGCATGAACGTGGCGATGGGGAGGCTCTGATGCGCGAGAGAACCGTCTACATAGACGGCGAGGACATCCGCGAGAAGTACGGGCTTGTCTACTCGTCGTTCTCGGAGCAGGTGCCAGAGCCGAAGGTCACCAAGGTGGAGATTCCCGCTGGCAGCGACTTGGACATAACCGAGGCCGTGGGGTTCGTGGCCTACCACAACGGAACGCACGAGTTCAAGTTCCTGCTCTACGGTGACACACAACCAGAGCGCCTTGAGCAGCTTCGCAACCTGCTTGGAGACATTCACGGCCACTACCTAGAGTATTCCCTGTCATGGGACGCAAACCACATGTACAAAGGGCGCTGGAAGGTCGAAGTTGACCACAAGTTCGACAACGCCGACGTGGTGACCATGACCGTTGACCGCTACCCGTGGAGGCTTGAGGTTCCGAGCGAGTCCATCGACATAAACAGCCATCCGAGCGGCGTTGGCATCATGTCTGGCAGCACCTACTACGACAACATCACCCTGACCACAAGGCAGGCCAACGTCACATCCAAGGTGGGACTTGCATCCGAACAGACGCACCCAACGGCTGGCACGCACAGCCTGATGGAGACGGTCTACGGGAACAATCACGTCACCGTGACCGTCCCCGACTGGTGGCAGTACCTTGACGGGACGAACCTCGTTGTCAACACCGACAAGGGTTACAGCCTGAACGGTACCAACGCGACGTTCGGCTCCGATTGGGTTCAGAACGGCACGGACTTGTACTGCGCGAACGAGGACACACAGCACTCCACGCTCACCTACACGCGGAGGGACTTGTAATGGCTTCGTATCTAATCATGTACGGCTCCGAGATTCTGTTCCAAGCGGGCAACGACAGCAGGCCGCTCCATAGCGCTAGGCTATCGTCCAAGATGGGCGTTGACCAGCTGACGTTCACGATGCCACCGAGCCACCCGCTGCGGCACTCCATGCGCATACGCGACCTAGAGAACAGCGTCACGGTGAGCTATGGTGACCAGTCGTTGTTCTGTGGCTTCATCACCCGCATGACCGAGCAGATTGACGGCCAGCTTGCCGTTACGTGCGTGAGTGACGCCCAGCTTCTCGCGGATGTGTATGTTCGCATGAATGACAGACTGAGCGGACAAGCGCTCTTCACGAACGTCATACGACAGTACAACCAGCTCATGACTGCCATAGGTTATGACGGGCGAGACGGCAATCCCAACAGGACGTTTGTCAACCGCACAGAATCAATCGATTACGACACGATAGGGTACCTAGACACGTCGTTGGAGCAACAGACAGACCCACCGACATACTACCTTGGCACCATCAGCACCTCACCGACGCCAGCGTTGGACGTGCTGACTAACGGCATCGTGCAGCCATACGGTTGCATCATGCGAGTGTGGCGAAATTCCAATAACGTTAGGTACATCGGCATCGAGACGGCTGAATACGTTGACACAGAAGACCCGACGCACTTTGGCAACAGCGGTCAGTCCGTCATTTTCGGCGAGAACATGACCTCTTTCGAGTCCGACAGCTCCGACGAGGGCTTTGTCAATGGTTGCTGCCCGCTGGGAAAGACAGACCGCGAGTACAGCAGCGGACAGGCTGGCGGCAAGTGGCTCAACATCGTAACCGATGTCCATGCAGGGGATGACGTCATTGGAGTCGAGCCTGCTGACGGGGAGGCATTCTACGTGCATCCCAATGACGTAATCGTAGCAATGAACATCGGCTACACCGTCACGCAGAGAGACCTAGTGCATCAGGGCGGAGCACTAGTACACATATCGCCGAGGACGCCACACGCATACCCCGCTGGCGGCAGGGCATGGTGGGCAGGCTCAGAGCTTCTCTACACCGACAGTACGATATCGCTGGACAGGTTGGAGAACGGCCTGTACAACGACAACGGCGATAAGGTCGAAAGCGAGGCGGCGGGCGGAAACTGGATGGTCAACGGCAACACCGTCTACCACATCAACAGCGTCAGGCAGTATGGCCTGCGGACGTACACGTTCAGTGACTCCGAGATTGACGATGCAAGGCCGCTTCTCAAGCGTGCCATACGCGAGATTCAGTCGCAGATGCACTTCAAGCAGAGTATGAGCGTTGACGCAGTTGACATGGCATTCTACAGGGATGGCTACAATCACCTGTTGATAGGTCAGATTGTGCAAGTGGTACCGAAGGGCCTTGGTCAGTCGCAGCCCATGAGGGTCGTGGAGGCGAATCTGGACTTAGACAACCCCAGCGCCACCAGATATACTTTTGGTCAGACGCCAGACGGCGTTCTAGACAAGCTACAGGCCGCAAAGAGCGACACCAACGCCCTGCGCGACCGATTCACCAGCGAGTTGGAGAACTACATTCCCGAATCGACCATAAGGGGGCTGAGCTGATGGCATGGCTAGATGACATAGGGCTTGGCCAGCTATGGGACAGGATATCGTCCGTGTTCGCACGCAAGACCGAGGCTGGCGGTAGCCTAGGATGGGATGGCTCCAACCTTACGCTCAACTCCGTGGCTGGTGGTTCGTTGGGCAGCGTTGACCTAAACAACGGGCTTGCCACGGACTCGCAGGCTGGCCACAGTCTTGGAAAGAACGGCACCACGATAACGCTCACGGCTGTCGATAACACACCGCTCACAGGCGTTGACATCTCAAGTATGCTGAGCGGCGCAACGAGCGGGCTTGTATCCGAGACGAGCGCGGTGGGCAACATAACAATCAGCGGAAAGACGATGACCCTGTGGAATGCCAAGGGACAACGCATGAAGGACATTACCCTGCCGTAAAGGAGGACGCATGCCGATATCAAGCATTAACAGGGAGCCGATTGTGGTCGGCGGCTCAGGAATCGAGGATGGCTCCGTCATTGAGAGCAAGTTGCATTCGAACTCTGTTGCGACCGTACACATCAAAGACGGTGCGGTTAGCGCTAGCAAACTGGAATCCACGCTTCGAGATGGCATCGGCGAGACAGGCGCAGTCTGGGAGCAAGGCAGCATCGGTGTGGATGGCGTGGAATTGAACTCGAATAATCGTATCAGGATGATGGGGGGAATAAGCAGACCGCAGGGCAGCAGCGTCGTTGCGTGGTGTGACGAAGGATATGAGTTCTCAATAGTTATCTATGGTCCCGATGAATACGTCCGTGCCGAGTACTGGCACGGCAGTGAGTCTGATGGGTTCTGGGGTAAGCAGGGAATCGTCTTTGGGGACTCGATGCGGGTGCGCTTCGTGTTGCGCAAGGTAGACGATTCTGCGATAGGTGTGACGGACAGGTCGGCATTCCACCTTGCCGAATACCCGCCTAACAGAGTAGACATGGTGCGTGGTTCATGGGTAACAGGCCTTATTGGAGCGAGTGGTGGACTCAATCGCAACTATGATACGTATAAGTATGCACGTCGTACAGGCGGGTTTTACCATGACTTCGTAGGTTCAGGGTTCAGGGTCACGGTAGCGGATGGGTACGCATGGAGACTGATTACCTACCAGTCAGACAGGACATTCGTCACGCGCACGGACAAGATTTACGGTGGCACTTACGAAATCCAGACAGAGCCAGATAAGCTCTATCGCTTCCAAGTCCACAGGCTCAGCGAGGGTGAAACAATGACGATGGAAGAGATTGATGAGGCCTTCGTCGTTCAATCCATAGCAGCACTTCCGTATGAACGGAAAACAGAGCTGACACCACTTGACCAGAGGCTATTCCTGCAACTGCGACACCTAAAGGGAAGCGCCCTCCCAAGATGCACGAGCCTTTTGCACTTCTCGGATATCCACGGAAACGGCGAGGCGCTTGCACGCATCATGTCGTATGCAACTGACTCCTTCGGTGACGTGGATGACGTGGTATGCACTGGTGACTTACTTGAGAACCAGTGGGAGAACGACTTCGGGTATTGGCAAGAGAATGGCGCGAATGGCGTGCTTCTCACTATGGGCAATCATGACGAGGTAATAAACAAGAATGCTAACTGGAGCAACCTGTCTAACTACAAGACCATGTCCGAGTGCTACGACCGCTTCATGGAGCCGTTCATATCCGAATGGGGCGTCACCTACACAAGCGGTAAGACCTACTACTACAAGGATTACGAAGACATAAGGCTCGTGGTGCTTGACTTGGTGCAGGACGCCATTGCAAACGATGACGAACAGCTTACGTGGTTCGTCGCAAGGCTCGGTGAAGCAAGAACGGCTGGCAAGGCCGTTGTGGTGGCTGAGCACTATCCGCCAGCCAACCGCGAGCCGATTCCCAACGTCGGCGCATGGTATGGGAGCTACTTCGAGGGCAAGGGCCTGTCGCGAACATGGACTCCGCGTGCCGCATGGCATGACGCCATAGAGGACTTCAAGGAGGCTGGTGGAGAGTTCGTCTGCTGGATAGCTGGTCACACGCACAACGACTTGGTTTGCAGGAATGCTAACTACCCCGAACAGATATTCGTTGTAATTGATACTGCCACACCACTACAAGCACCGTCATTCAGCGATACCAACCGCACGGTTGACGATGCAACTCAAGACCTATTCAACATAATCGGTTTTGACACAGTTCACAAGAACATTCGACTTCTACGCATCGGAGCAAGCGAGAATATGTCCATGGCGTCGAAAAAAACCCTGTGCATCAACTACCAGACGCTTGAGGTATTGGGGCGTATCTGATGAACGCACAACCCATCATCACGTGGCTTGCACCCATTGTGGGCGGGTTTCTAACACTAGCGGGCCAGCTCTGGCTCAACGACCGATTCAAGCGCGCCGACGAGAAGCGTGACCAAGCCCGTGCTGACACTGACGCAAAGCGTGCAGCCGAGGCCGAGTGGCGCGACTCCGTTGACAAAAGGCTCAAGGAGCTTGCACAGGGCATCAAGGACGTGAACGACAAGACAAACCGCTCAATTGCCGCACAGGCGTCTGAGATTCGGTCGGACATAATCCACAAGTGCCATCGCTACATTGATGACCTAGGATGTGCCAGCATTGAGGAAAAGGACGCGCTTCACGACGAGCACGAGCAGTACACCAAGTTCTGCGAGGACTTGGACATTGACAACAACTTCATCGACAACCTCGTGGCAAAGGTGATGGAGCTACCAGAGCGTAAGGTGTGAAAACACATTGACGAGCATGGTGCCCAGTGCTTTAATTGGGTTTGACGATTGGGGGCAAAGTGGAATATCTGCTACCAGACAAGGCGTATCAAATTCTCAAGTGGGTCGGCCTGATTCTGATGCCCGCGCTCGCGGCGCTGATTGGTGCCGTGGGGCCAGCTTGGGGGCTTCCCAAGGTCGATGCAATCGTCCTGACCATCAACGCACTGGGAACCTTCATCGGCGTGGTAATCGGCGCTTCCCAGCTCAGCGCGATGGGCGGCGCAGACCGAGACTGGGACTAGCTCTTGGGCGTCCGAGAGGATATCGTCGCATACTGCCGAGACAACATCGGCTCAGCCTATGATTACACCCCGTCAGGCGGCACGGAGCATGAGAGCTACAATTGCAGCTTCCTCACCTTCTGCGCGTACCGCTCGGCGGGGCTTCGCATACCCACGTGGCAAGGACACCAGAACGGCGATGGGTCACAGTCCGATTGGGTCAGGTGGAACGCCCACTGGACGGATGACCCGTCAGAGCTACGCGCTGGTGACCTAGTTTTCTTCGGCTCGTCACCATACTACACGACACACGTTGGCATCTCTTTGGGTGGCTGGCGCATGATTGACAGCGTGCCAGACGGCGGCGTGCAGGAGCGATACCTCTACGACAGCTTCGTGGGTGGGGGCTGGCCGCTCGAATGGACGCCAGAGGAACATCACGAGCAAAAGCCATTGGAGGCAATACCGATGGATTGCATAATCACGCTCGCAGACCTCAACACGGTGGTCTGCATATGGGGCGGTCGCATCCATGACCTGACAGACCCAGATGATATCCGCGTGCTGGACATGGTTTGGGGCAACAGTCACGACGGCGAACAGATGCCGCGCATGCAACTCTCTGGCGATTGGTACGCACGACTTGTGCAAGTGCACAACGCTGGACTCCCAAAGCATCTCGCAGAGTATAACGGCAAGTTCCCTCCGAGGTCATAGCATGAGCATCCATGATGACAAGCTCAACGACGGGGACAGCTTGGGTTGCCTTTTCATGGCGCTCGCGCTTGGAGTCCTCGCATGCGTACCAGCGATAGCGGCATTGGTGGCGCTCACCGTATGGATGTGGTAGCGCCGATATGCCCCAAGTGCGGGGAGCGCATGAGGGTCATAGACTACAGCTCAAGGACGGACGGTGACGTGGTTGTGGCAGACGCGATATGCGAGAACTGCCTTCACGTCAAGTCCGTCTCTTTTGTCGTTGTGAGGAAAGGGGAGAAGTGATGTCGTATACACCGTACCAGAGCACTTGGCAGAACCCGTACATGCCACAGGTTCAACAGCCGCAGTACACCCCAGTGGTTCCTAGCGTGACCACTCCATATTCGCAGCCCGTGAATGGTGTCATCAAGGTCAACGGTCGGGACTCCGCGATGCAGTACCAGCTACCACCAAACAGCACGTCACCAGCGCTCTTTGACAACTCTGGGACGTGCTTCTACATCGTGAGCACAGACGGCACTGGGACAAAGAGCATCGAGTGCTTCGACTTCTCGCCGCACGTGGACGAGCAACCAATCAAGATTGACGGCGCACAGTTCGTCAGCCGAACTGAGTACGACCAGTTCGTTGCCAAGGTAAGCGCGGCATTGGAGGCAATCAATGGGGTTCATGCAACAGTTCCGTCCACAGCAGCCGATGCAGCAGCCCGGCCCGCAGGCGGCAATGATGCGGGACAGAATTGGCATGCTCAAGAGCCTAGTGGGGGGCAACCCGCAGGCCGTGGTGGAACAGCTCTCCAAGTCTAACGCGATGTGCAGGCTCCACAACGGGCAGAGCGTGCCAGTCTCCCAAGTGTTGCAACAGTGTCAGGGGAAGTCACCAGAAGAGGCGTTCAAGCAGTTTGGGCTTGACTACTCCCAGATTAGGCCCCTCATGTAGCCTATGCGGTCGGGTGCACACGACCATGAATAGGGATGTTCAAAACCGTATATCGAAAGGAACACGATGGCTATGAACGAGTATTCGCTTGCCGATATCGCCGCAGTCGCTGACGGCGC